GCCTTAGATCCATCAGCATGCATACCACACATACCATAAACTGATCTCAATGAACAGTTAAAGATATATGGAGAAGCACCAGTAACAGTATCAGTTTCAACAGCAATAAAAGCACCAGAACCACTAAGACCAGCAGATGGTCCTGCTGGTAAGTTAGGTCTTACATATGGTAACTGATAGGTAAATCTATTCTCATCAATTACACTTTGTACTTTTGTTGATATATTATAATCAGTTACATTAACTCCATTAACTTTAATTGGAGTTCCAGCAGTTACATCGTGAGGTAAAGATGTTGTAACTGTAACAACACTACCAGCAGTAGCACCGTCACCAGAAATAATTCTTGAAATTGCTTTATCATCAGTAGCAAAAGCACCAACAATTTCAAATTCAGGTCTTTGTGGAGCAAATGCTTCTGGGTTTAATGGATACTTTTGAGTAATCTCCCTAAAAGATGCTCTATTAAATGCGTTTGATAACTTACTATAATAAACCTGAAGATCAGTTAATTGGAAACTATCAATTTTATTAACACCATCAGCATATTCAAAACAAGTTAATTTATGGTGAGAAAATGTTGGTTTTGATTGATTAGTAACACCAAAGTCAGTATTATCAGTATAAACTAATCCAGTCTCATCACCATCAAACATGGAGAATTGCCAGAAATAGCAAGCACCAGTTATTCTGAATAAAGCAGAATTTGGTACATTATCATCTGTTGGGTTAGGAACGTATTTTGGTCTTACTTTCGTCTTTCTTAAATCTAGTCCAACAATAGATGTACCACGAGGTACAACAACACCACCATGAACACTGTTGAACTTATAAAGTATATTATCTTCTTGTGTTAAATCAAAATTAGAGTTTAAAGTTAAAGTAAATGTTTCTGTAGCACCTGCTGTACTAATACTTCCTGTCGGAGAAACTGCTCTAGCATCTCCAGAAACATCTTTAATACCAAAACCTGGTCTATTATCAACTAAATGTTCACCTGGAAATAATAATATTGTTGTTTTTTCTACTATATCATTATCGTTTCCTTCCAAATATGAAAATCTAGCAGACTCAATCAGTGCTCTCTGAATAGTCTTAAAAGGTTTCGTTAATGAATTACCTTGATTCTCGATACCATCAGTAGCGTCAAGATCATTCGGGTTTACATAAAGAATACGTCCTTCAGTATTCTTTATAAAATTCTCTAATTTATTTAAAGGCATCTTACTCCACTTTTGGCCAAAAGTTCCTATGGTCTATTTAGTCAGTTTTACATCATCAGGTAAATCTTCTGGATTCTCTAATTCTACATCAAAAAATGCAGGATGTAATTCTTCTTCTATCAAATAAAAATAATTCTGATATAAATCCTCATCATCAAAAGATTTATTGCTATCAGCTTCTTTACATAATTCCAAATCTTTAAGATGTCCGTCAGGTAATTCATCAAATGTAAATGGTTTTCCATGAATAAAATACATTTGAACAATAATAGTTTTATTCCTAAACCAACAGACTTTTTTTTCTATCTTAAACTTATATCCCATATGAAAAGATCATATGTTATTATTTAACATCTACGGCAATCTCAGCATATTTTATTATTTCAGGATCTGCTTGAGAAGTAACTACTTCCAATACATCCATAAACTGTTCTGTTGTTTCACAATCAACTTTTCTAGTACTTCCTAAGTCACTATAAAGAAGAAATTTTCTAGCACAAACATCAACAACGATTTTTTCAACACACTCATTGTCATTAATTTCCATAGAAACCTCTATTTTCAAATATTATACTAGATTTTATGTATAATGTCAATTTGATTTTTTAGGGAAATTTACATTATCAACATAATACCAAGTCACTGCTACTCTTTTCTTACCAGAAGTAACTGGTTGTCCTGCATGTGGATAACACCAATTTGATGGAAACATCAAAGCAGATCCTGCAGGTGGTTTAAAAGAATCATGTAAAAATTCAGTCTTACCACCATCAAAACCATCAGACAAATAAAGAATTATTGATAACTTTCTCTCATATGCCTGAATATTGGGATCAGTAGCACAGTCATGATGAAATTTATATTCTTGACTATCTTGATATTCTAGAATCTGTATTCCTTCTCTCCAACAAGTAGTACTAGTTCCACAAGGAACAGGATAATGACTAAAAGCATTATGTATTTTAGAAACATTAGCGTAATATTTTTCTAATCCCGTATTAATTTTACCATGAAGCATTTTAGTTATATCTTCACCCTCTGTCAAATGACACCCTTTACTAGATCTAATACTAGTATCTGTTCTAGTACCACCCTCAGTAGCAAATATTGTTGAATCAGAAAAACTTAAAGTATTAACATAAGCATTTATCTTCATCAACTCTTCTTTACTAAGAACTGGTATTATCTGTATTAAATCATTCATTGAAAAAATTCTATTAAAAACATTATACTATAAAAATACTATTGATGCAAGTATGAGGATATAATATACTTCTTATTTTTCTTGGGAGGTACTCCTCGATGTATAAAATTCCAAGTAGCAGGGAACATAATCAACTTCCCAGTAGAAGGTCTAACTTTCTTACCACTAATAAATTCAGTGTATCCACCTTGCCCAACATCATTCAAATAAAATAACATCGCAATCATTCTGGGAGAATCCCTATCTATTGTAAAATCATCATGCCAATGAAAATACCCACCAGGTTCATATGCTTTCACATTATATCCATGATCAGTGAAATTTGTATGGTGAAATGGGTTGGGAGTTGGGTCAAGTCTATTAAAAAATTTAAAAGAATGATTAATATAATTCTGTATATTTTCACTAACACATCTAGCAAGTAGTGTGTCAATTTCTTTCCAATCTTCCAGATCGGTTATGAACAGATCAGTAGAAGTTTTTAATTTTGTATTGACCTCCCTAGAATCAGGAGTTGTCCCAACATATCCAACAGATTTACGTTCATCTTCTTCAAATTTTATTATTATCTGTTCACATACATCTTTACTCAAAGCATTTTTGTTCACATAGACAAAATCATCAAATTTCATATAGTTAAAGTATTATGACTTCATTATAAAGCATAAAGCGTAATATGGGGGTAAATTTTTATTAGCACCACTAGATCCTTCTTGATCTACAGTTATAGAGGAGGAGAATGTTCCACCATCAGAACTTGTAGATCCCGATAGAGAAATTGTTTCACCATCAACACTAGCACTAGCAGATATTGAACCAGCACTATCACTACTTGTAGATCCAGAAACATTCACAGACTCAGAATCAACAGTAACACCAGCACTTAATGATCCAGCACTTTCATTACTTGTAGATCCAGAAATACTTACAGATTCAGTGCTTGAACTACCAGATGATGATTCACTACTCGTAGATCCTGATACAGAGGCAGATCCACTTTCACAGAAAAGACTTACAGAATCAGATGATACTGAAACACTACCACCAGTAGTTGCTCCCCAAGTTGGAGAGTTAGCAGCACCAGAAACAACAGTAGTATCCCATCCATGACTATCTGTGTCAACCCCTTGAGATCCAGAAGGTATAGCAGAAGTATGTTGGTGAGCACTTTCACTAAAGGTGGCACTATGATCATGAGCACTTTGAGTAATACTATGATTATGAGAACCAGATCCAGAGAAAGTATGACTATGAGATCCAGCACTTACACTATGACTGTGACTTCCACCACCAGAGAAATCATGACTATGAGAAGTACTACCACTTACAGTTCCAGAAGCATCATGACTATGGTTTCCACCACCAGAGAAATCGTGATTGTGAGATAAATTACCACTTACAGAAGCAGAAGCATCATGAGTATGGTTTCCACTCACAGAAACATCATGTGTATGTGATCCACCACTTGCAGTACCAGTAGCATCATGACTATGAGATATAACAACAGCATCTTTACTGCCACCAGCACCACCTACAGAATAAGCACTACCAGCACCAACAATAAACTTATCAGTTAAATCAGGAGTACCACTTGTACCATCACATAAATTCCATCCTGTAGGTATATTACTTGTAGATCCAGACCACATAATAATTCCACCAGCAGGTACAAGATAAGCACCACCAGATGGAGGTCCAGGTGGTCCCTCACCGCCAGGAGGTCCAGCATTACCAGGAGGACCAGAATTACCAGGAGGTCCTGCTACTGTTGATCCAGGTCCAGGAGGTCCTTGTGATCCAGGAGGACCAGAATTACCTTGTTGACCAGGAGGTCCAGAAGGTCCAGGTGGTCCTGCTACAGTTGAAGCAGGTCCAGGTGGTCCTGCTATAGTTGAAGCAGGTCCAGGAGGACCAGAAGGTCCAGGTGGTCCACCAGCAGGTCCAGGAGGACCAGCAGCACCAGGTGTTCCAGCACCAGGTGCACCAGGAGGACCAGCAGCACCAGGAGGTCCTGCTACAGTTGATTGAGGTCCAGGTGGTCCAGCGTTACCAGGAGGACCAGGAGGACCAGCAACTTGAGAAGCAGGTCCAGGATTACCTTGTTGACCAGGAGGTCCTTGATTACCAGGAGGTCCTGCTACAGTTGAAGCAGGTCCAGGAGGACCACCAGGTCCAGGAGGACCAGGTACTGTTGAAGCAGGTCCTGGTGGTCCAATAGGTCCACCAGCAGGTCCAGGTGGTCCTGCTACAGTTGAAGCAGGTCCAGGTGGTCCAGCAGGTCCAGGTGGTCCTTGATTACCAGGAGGTCCACCTACACTAGAAGGAGAACCAGGAGGACCAGCAGGTCCAGGAGCACCAGTAAGTCCTGAAGTTCCTTGATTTCCTGGTGAACCAGAAGGTCCTTGAGCACCAGGATCAGGAACTCTTCTCCAAACAGTACCATCCCATCTCCAAGATGCAATACCAAACACATAGGTAGCACCAACAGTAGGATTTGACGGGAAATTTATAGACATATTATGACCAAGGTAGTTTTTTATTCACTTCTGATGGTGTTGGAGGAGACTTAACAGAATTAATCCATGCCTCCGCATTTGTCTTTGTATCACTTGCAGAAAGTTCATCTGCTATCCAACCCTTAACAACAATTTCTGATAGACTATCATATGCTACAAATCCAGCAGCAGATGTTCCACCAGAACTATCTATAACATAAGTATCATAATTTGTTTGTGTAAGATTTGAAGGATCTGAATCATCAACAGAGACAGTTTTGATTGCTACTTGCGAAACAACATCTGTTCCATCATTTAATACTATTAAGTCAATAACAGTTTCAGTATGAGTGATTGCCATATTTTAATACTCCATAGCTACAAGAGATGAACCTGTTAAAATCTGAAACCCATCATTATCAATACTATCATTACCAGTCTTTACCATTTTCCCCTCAACTTTATATTGAATTGCACTATAAGCACTATTAGTCATACCAACATCAGGATATTCAAGAGAACCATGAGCATTAAATTTTTTGGTTTGAGCACTATTCCCAGTCTCACTAAAAAGTCTAGTACAATCTAATCCAACTCCAAGTTGACCCCAACCACCAGATGTTCCTATTCTTCTCAAAATTCTGAAATAAGCATTCATTCCACCATCTTCATCAGTATCATTTAAAACTCCATATAAGAAATTAATTCCTGTACGAACTAAAATATCAGTACCTGCAGATTTAGAAATCTGAACTAGCATAATTTGTTGCCAGCTATTATTTGTAAAATTAGCTTGAGTTGATGACACTACATTAACCGCTACTCCAATACTAGCAGCTCCAGATCCACCAGGAGGACCAGGAGGACCAGCAGCACCAGGAGGTCCAGGATTAGTTCCAGGAGGACCAGGAGGTCCTGCTACTGTTGAAGGAGGACCAGGATTACCAGGAGGACCAATAGTTCCAGGAGGACCTATTGTGCCAGGAGGACTATTACCAGGAGGACCAATTGTACCAGGTGGTCCTGCTTGAGTACCAGGAGGACCAGGATCACCAGGAGGACCAGGATCACCAGGAGGTCCAGCAGGACTTGATCCAGGAGGACCGATAGTTCCAGGAGGACCAGGATCACCAGGATCACCAGGAGGTCCAGCAGGACTTGATCCAGGAGGACCAATAGTTCCAGGAGGACCTATTGTGCCAGGAGGTCCTGCTTGAGTACCAGGAGGACCAGCGTTACCAGGTGGTCCAACTGTACCAGGAGGTCCTGCTTCAGTACCAGGAGGTCCACTAGGACCAGGTCCACCAGGAGGACCAATAGTTCCAGGAGGTCCTGCTTCAGTACCAGGAGGTCCACTAGGACCAGGATCACCAGGAGGACCGATTGTACCAGGAGGTCCTGCTTCAGTACCAGGAGGACCAGCATCACCAGGTGGTCCAACTGTACCAGGAGGTCCAGAATCACCTTCATTACCAGGAGGTCCAGATTGACCAGGAGGACCAGGAGGTCCAGGAGGACCAGTGTCAGGTCCAGGCGGACCTTCATCACCAGGAGGACCAGGAGGTCCTTCATCACCAGGAGGTCCTGCTACAGTTGAAGCAGGTCCAGGAGGTCCTTGATTACCAGGAGGACCAATAGAACCAGGAGGTCCTGGTACTGTTGAAGGATTACCAGGAGGTCCTTGATTACCAGGAGGACCATCAGGTCCTCTTAATCCAATATCACCAGGAGGACCAGCAGGTCCAGGTGGTCCTGGATTTACATTACCACCCCCTGAGTTAGCAGTAACCCAAATACCAGTTCCATCTGGATCAACATAATATATGAATAAATCTCCACTATCAGTTTCCCACCACAACTCTCCATGTCTTGGATCAGAAGGTGGATCATCACCGATTGAAGTTGGAATAACAGTTATAGTAGCAGCAATGCCTGGATGTCCTGAAGGATTTTGAACGTCTACTTCTGCTGTTACAGCAGCACCTTCAAAATTAAGTTGAGTAATACTATTAGCAGTACCTACTATAGTTCCTTCATCATATACACTAATAGCACCAGGAATTAATCCACCACCAGTAGGAACCCAATATCGTTTACCAGCATTACCAGGAACAGCAACTAACTGATACTGTGTTCCAGAAGGAACAGGATCACTTGTACCAGGATCACCTAAAGTCGGTTCTGCTTGGTTAAGTCCAAGATACTTATACCTATTAGGATCTAACTTATCAGGAGGATCCTTTTTTACTCTACCACTAAGATACCTTGGCATGATTATACATTACTATTTTCAAGAATACTTGCTATAAACTCCATTTCTAATGGAGCAACATACCCACCAGAAAAAGACTTACCAACATTAACTCTAATTGATGAATTAGTACCAGCAACAGCCATTTGTAATGCTGCACCAGAAGCAGGGTCTGTATTTCTGGGATATGAATGCTCAGTAGCATGATTATCCATAGTACATGTAAATACTAAAGAATCGTCATATATCTGTACAGTATCATTATTAGCTAAACTATTTGGTCCAATAGTTAATACAATTTCACCACTTGAAGGAAAATACTCTGCTGCAGATACATTAAACATAGTTCCTTGCTTAGCTATACCATTTGCTGTAGAAGTCATCCAATAGTGTGTTGATGTATTGGTAGAAGGAACTAAATCTAATACTTGTACATCGAAACTATTAGTCTGTACATTAGAAACTTCTAACCATTTTCCATAAGCAGGATCTGATGCTCTTGGATATTGATGTTGTGTTGCTCTATTATCATTATCACATTCAAAAGTAAAAGAATTAATAGCAAATTTAACTCTATTTCCATTAGACATTCCATGAGCAGTGGTAGTTGTAACACTAAGAACACCTGTCTGAGGATCATATGATGTCCCAGTAGTAGCTGTAAATTGATCTACACCCGTTTCTCCACTACTAGAAATAACTTCAACTGCTTCAGGTCTAGCACGAACAAATGAATGTCTAGCAGGTTCATAGTTATGCTTATTTCCTTTAGAACTACCAACAAAAGTTGAAAAAGTTTTTGAAGTTCCAACATTACCAATTACCTGATCAACAGTATAAGATTGTTGTGGATCTGGAAATAAGTTTGTAGTAATTCCACTATAATTATTACCTATAACAGAATCAAGAACTCCACTATCTTGTACAAATGTATGAACTGTTGTATTGGTAGAAGGAGGAGATTGAATAACCTGTACAGTAACAGTAGTTGCCGTAACTGCCGTAATAGGTAATGATCTACCACTAGAATAGTCTGTTGATCTAGGATAAGCATGAGTACCACTACCTTGAGTACAAGTAAAGCTCATCGCATTATCATTAATTTTAATTGTCTGCCCAACAACTAAATTATGAGCACCTATATCAAGTACAAGAAGACCAGTAGTAGGATTATATGTTGTTGCGTTTCCAGGAGTAAATTTTGTACCACAAGTGAAATATATTCCACTCATAGTTAATGGATTACCAACATCTAACTTATGAACACCACCACAAGCAACTGTAGCAATTCCTGTTGGTTCATCATAATAAACACCAGTTATTATACCAACATTCTGCTGAGTTCCTTGAATATAAACACGATCTAATACTAATGGTGTTTTCTCTAACACCATTCTACCATCAACCAATATTACAGCATCATTTGGTGGTATCTCTACATCCTTTAATACTTTTATTTCCCTCTTATTATTAGTACTTCTTTGTTCTCTTTGTTGCCAAAATGTAACTGTCGGATAAGTAACACCTATGGCAACATTAGCAACCTGTGCGTAAAGTAATAATGAAGTAGTTCCTGTAGGAACTTCATATAATTTTTGTGCTCCAGGTGCTACAGGAACAGAAATATTAATAAACTTATTTACTGGTGCTATTGCCATTTATTTCAATGCTAATATCAGTGGTGTTAATTGTGCTTGTATTGCTCTGTTAAAATCCCTTCC